GTTGTGACCTCGGCGCCGTTTTGCGCGCGCAGGAATTGCAGGGCTTCATGGGCAATGGTGCCGGGGGCGATCAGATCAATCATCGTTGTGCTTCCGTGTTTTGAAGTCGTTGGCGCGGTGCTTGCCGGTACGGCCCTGGTCGGAGCCGATGTGCCACTTGCCGCAGTGGCCGCAGTGGTAGCTGGAGCGCCCCGGGCGGTACTGGGTCTGTGGCCGGTTGATGACAACTTGTGCCAGGGCGTAGGTTTCAAATGCCACCTTGCCGGTGCAAACGACATCCTTCATGTGTTTGGTGGGTGCGGTCATTCACGGGCCTCCGTGTTGGCTGTATTTGCGGTGTTGGCGCGGAAAAAGCTGGGGTTGCATTTGCCCTGGGCGCTCATGGCGGCGGAGTGGGCACGGGTGCAGTCTTCGCAGAATCCAAAATAGAGCCGGAACACGCCGTTGAAAAACGGAGTTTGTTTGTTGCACGCCTGGGCGGTGGCGAGATAGCCAATCCATGCATCACGGTCTGGAAAGCACGGTGGTGTTGCCGGTGCAGCCCGGATGATGGTGACGAGCTTCATTGGGTGCGAATCCCGAATGAGCGACCAATGATCTTGGCGGTCTTGTCGGCGTCGGCCTGGGGGTTGCGCACGGCGCCGAAGTTGTGCCTTGGTCCACGGAATGCCAGCACCTTGGCGGTGCGCTCTGCCGGTGTCATCCGGGTAGCGGCTTGCGAATTCGCATGTTTGGCTGTGTGCTGCATCACTTAACCTCGGGCTAAAGCTGGCCCATTTCCGGCCACCTGATTGATTTGGTCTTCTGCCATCCTTGCCACACCCGCATTGCCATACAGGCGGGCCAGGATCAGGATTCGTAAAAACTCGGAGGTCGTCATGTCAAAGCTGCGTGCCAATTTGCGGAAGTCATCGGCCACACCGTCGGCCACACGGGTCTTGAGCTCGGAGTCGGCATTGCCGCTTTGCGAGAACAACCCAGCACTGCGGGAGAAGTGCACTGACGAGGAGTGGGCATCTGCAGCCTTGTCGGCCATGCTGGGGGTGGTGCTGGCGGTGTGCATTACTGAGTACCGCTGGATGATTCGGGACTTGCAGAGCGCTGCAGCTTTGGCTTCTTGCGCAAGAAGATTTCCGGGCGGGACACCTTGATGTGCGCCGGGATGCCGCGCGTCAGCCAGTTCTGCACGCGCTCGCGCCCACCAGGGGTTTTGAATTTCAGAATCTGGGCCACTTTTGCAGGCCCGCCAAGGTACTCAATCAGTTCGGGATCAGTCATTTCGTTCTCCAATAAACGCCATGTTATCAGAAATAACAAACGGTGTGTTATGTGATCGAAAGAAATTTTGGGAGAATGCGTTATGGAAGAAAAGAAGCCCCATCCGTCATATGAGCGACTGGTGTCTGCCGCCTCGGCTGCGGGCATCACTGATCGTGAAGAATTGGCAACACTGCTGGGGCAGACAACCTTTACCATTGCAAACTGGGTAAAACGCGGCGTGTCCAGGGACGGCGCATTGGCGGCACAAGACAAGCTGGGCGTGTCATCGCTGTGGATACTTCACGGCAAGATTGATGTGCGCCCTATTTCCAGCCCCGTCCGTAAAAGCGACGCAGAGGCTCCTTACGGGATGATCAAGAACAAGCCGGACGAGCTTGTCATCCCTCAATTCAATTCAGGGGGAAGCATGGGAAGCGGGTTACTGCTGCGCGATCAACCGGGCATCATTCAGAGTTGGCATGTCAGCCAGGAGTGGGTTATCAAGAACATCAAGAGCCACACCGGTTCATCAAACCTTTGCATCGTGACCGGCTTCGGTGACTCCATGAAGGGCATGTTCAATTCAGGCGATCCGCTGGTGGTGGATCTGGGCGTGCGCTCGGTGGACTTTGATGCCATCTACTTTTTCCGGGTGGGGGAAGAAGGCTTTGTCAAGCGCCTGCAGCGCATTCCCGGCGAGGGCATTCGCGTGTTGAGCGAGAACAAGCAGTACGACTCGTGGAGCATCACCCGCGACATGGATTTCGAGGTCTTTGGCCGGGTGGTCAAGGCCTGGCAGGGAGAGAATTTTTAAGAGAGCCGCAAAGGCCGCGCAGTCGGTGGAAAACCGCGCCCATTCGTCCAGTGGGTAAGTAATGGAGAAAATCATGAGGAAAATCATTCTGGCGTGCCTGGTGGCGCTGGTGTCGTCACTCGCGTTCGCGCACTCGGGCGGCACTGACTCGATGGGCTGCCACACCAATCACAAGACGGGGCTCTGGCACTGTCACTGACCATGAAAACATCTACAAAGCTGCGCCTGTTTGGCGGGGTTGTCCTGGTGTTTAACCTGTGGCTCATTGGGGCGTATGCCCTGCAAGGAATACCGGTGTTACTGCTGACTTTCGGGTTTGCAATCGGCTATGAGTTCCTTGTGGTCAGGCCCTTGTCGAAGAAGGACAGTCAACCGGCCCCAATGGGGAATGAGGCCCCATAGCTGCCGATACTGGCATCAGCGTCTGTTTGCTACAGCACAAAGAACCGCCCACTGAGGCGGTTTTTTTACGTCCTGAAAAATAATTGCAAAAATAAATAACATTGTGTTGACTCACTGAATAACGTGATGTTATGATTCTCCCAAGCCCTGAATTTCTCAGGAAAAGGAGAAGCAAATGTCGAACCTGCATCCCGTCTTTGAGCAAGTGTTGCGCACCTTTGCGCCGCCTGCTGCGACCAAGACCCCCCGCTTTGCAATGACCAGTTGCAGCCAGTGTGGCCGCGACACCGGCCCGGGTGATGCTGGGCACTCAAGCTGCGCCACGCATGGCCCGAAAGCCAGTGGCTTCGATTTGTCGGACCTGATTGAATACAGATTTTCAACAGACACCGGTTTTACGCTGCGCTGCTACCTGGAGCATGACGAGGAAGTCAGCGGCGGCGGTGATGCCCACCCCAGCACCAAAGAGCGTGTCGATCTGAGGTATGCATTCGCCGGATCTACGGATGTGTGTGAACTGGTCGACATGGTTCCCGGCCTGCAAGCCAAGATCGAAGCCGAAGCCCTGGCTGCCAAACACGCCCGCGATAAAGACGACCGCACCGAGGCGGCCATTGCGCGTTTTGAAGATCGGATGGCCGCATGAACATCACCACCAAAACATTCCCGCGCGTCAGCCGGGGCAATGGCACCGAGTACGCAGCATCCATCGAGCGCAGTCGTCGCCGTGATTCCAGCGGCTTGATCATCATCATCGTGTGCGCTGCCATCATGGCCTCGCCTTACCTGATCATGGCTTGGAGAGTCGCATGAACTGCTGCGATGAATACGGCGACTGCCGCCAGTCCGATGACTGCCCGATCCGAACTGGCGTTGTCTTGCCACATCAAGCCGCTTGCGCCAGGCGCCGGGCTGCCATCAACAGCGCACCCGAGGGCGGCAACTTCTACCCGGACACACCCGAGCCCGTGACCCTCAATGTGTTCGAGAGCATTGCGCTCTACCTTTTGATGTCCGTGCTGGGGCTGATCAGCTTTGGTTTGCTGGCCGCTGGCGCTGGCTCACTTTTCCTTCATTTTTACCACTGAGAACCATCATGAGCAATGCACTTACAACCCTGACCAGTAACCTGGCCAAACAATTCAATATGGGCGACGGAACGGACCTCGCCAACACCCTCAAGGCGACGTGCTTCAAGGGCAGCACACAGGTCACAGACGCGCAAATGACTGCTTTGCTTGTCGTCGCACAGCAGTATGGCCTGAACCCCTTCACCAAGGAGCTTTTTGCGTTTCCAGACAAGGGCGGCATCGTGCCCGTGGTGGGTGTGGACGGCTGGGCGCGCATCATCAATACGCACCAGCAGTTTGATGGAATGGACTTTGATCAGGATACAGATTCGTGCACTTGCACCATCTACCGCAAGGATAGAAGCCACCCGACAAAGGTCACAGAATGGATGGCCGAATGCAAGCGCAATGCAGGCCCATGGTTGTCGCACCCGTACCGCATGCTCCGTCATAAAAGCATGATTCAGTGCGCCCGGCTGGCGTTTGGTTTTGTTGGCATCTACGAGCAGGACGAGGCCGAGCGCATCATGGATGCCGTGGACGCCGACACGGGCGAAGTAATTCAGGTGACACAGGCCAAGCCCCGGCGCGCCAGTGAAGTCGCCAAGGCCGCATTGCCCACACCGACCGAGCCCGACATTGTGTTGCCCGTGGCGAAGCAGGCCGAGGCAGCCGCTCCAGTGGAACTAGTTCCAGCGCAAGAGGCGCAGACGCCACCGCAACACGCCACCGAAGAACCTGCAGGCAAGGTGCTGGCCAGCGAAGGCGAGTGCCTGCATATCATCAAGATTGCCAAGGCCAAGGGTGTTGACCTGGCTGAACTCCTGAGAAGCTGGAACAGCAAGCTGGACCCGAACACGCTGGCCGGCATGACCAAGAAGCAATACGCTGGACTCAAGGGGGCGCTGTGATGAGCACAAACGAAACAGGTGGACCGGCGTTCCCCGCGCAGTTCTTTGATGAACGCGCCACAGGCATGACCCTACGCGACTATTTTGCAGCGAAGGCGATGGCATCAATGTGCAATGAAACATGGCCAGATAAAAGCGATCAGGTTGAAATTTGTCGCAGGGCTTACCGCATGGCAGACTCCATGCTGGAGGCGCGCAAATGCTGACCTTCGACGAGGAAAGCCATACCTATCGCCACGGCGACAAGGTGGTGCCCAGTGTCACTCAATGCCTGTCCAAGCTGCACGACTTCGGGATGATTCGCAAGGACATCCTGGAGGCAGCCTGCCAGCGCGGTTCATTCGTGCACACCCTTTGCGAGTACCACGACCAGAACGACCTTGACTCCGAAAGCATTGGCATCTATGGCGGTTATCTGGATGCGTGGATTCAATTCTGCGCCGACCACAAAGCAGTGTGGACCAGCATCGAACAGCGTGGCTACTCTGAGCGCTACGGATTCGCTGGCACCTGGGACCGCAGCGGCACATTGAAGGGGTCGCCATTTGTGGTGGACATCAAAACCAGCGCGGCATCACATCCAGTATGGGGGCTACAGACCAGCGCTTACCGGCAACTGCTGGCCGAGTCGGACCCGGCCTGGCTGATGGCACGGCGAGCCACGGTGCAACTTCGACCGGACGGCACTTACAAATTCATTGAGTGGACAGACCCCACCGACTGGACAACTTTTCTCGCGTTAATTCAACTTATCAACTGGAGCAAATCATGAACGATATCGCACTCACCCCGGCTGCATCAGCCGCCGCCGCATCGACCGCCATTCGGGTCGAAGTCCGTAAC